CGCGGTACATTGGCCTGATCTGATTTTCTATATCAACGCAAGTTAACCGCATGCGCGTGTCGTTGCCAACCGTCCTAGGGGCATTAGGGTGCGATTCCTGTGCCCGTGGGAAAACCACCGGGGCTAGCATCCCCGCGAAACCAAAGTCGTGCCACTACATACAAAAACTCCAAACTTCAGCCTTATGAATACTTGCCCATACGTAGCGCTACGGTTCTTTGCACATGTTGTCTCTCACAATTCATGAGAATGTGCCGGAACGAACAAGCGACTATGGGAGTTGAAATGACGTGCGAACTCAGTATTGTCAATAGCCATGACAGTCTGAGTGAGCAGTGTGACGCGTTAATACCAGATCAGTATATGCATACGGGTTGGTGCAGTATACCAGGGTGCAATCGGAAAGTTGAAATGCGACATCAAGTATTATGTGCAGTATGCGCGAATCGAGCTTATGGGGTAAATGTAGTCCATCGCGCTGTTGCTATAATACGTAGCACCTTGATCCTGGGAGCGTCGTGTGTGGGAAAGTCGACCCTAGCTAGGCAAATGGACGTGGTTGATGCTGATGAAATGACACCAGTTCATGAAATTTACCAGAATATGTCAATGGTGTATGGCAATAGATGGTATGACATCAGCCAAAACATTTGTGACTTTGCCGAAACTAGGATCGCACGCTTTTTGGTGGTCGTAAGTGAACTTGGCGGTGTTTATGTTGCTTGTATCAGAGAACTAAAATCAATTGCGTTGTTGTGTCAGCACTTTAATGTTTGTATGCTTGTCACAACGCAAGAAGACTACATTCGCAACTGCATCGCACGTAATAGAACACACTTTGACGGCATGTACCTCCACGTGCACGCAGCAGCAGAGTGTGGTGTCCCACTAGTCCACCTTGAGCGTCAAACCCGAGATCGCAGTTCCAATCACGTCGGAGATGGGCCGAGCTGGAAGAAGAAGAAGTCAGCATACAATACGGAAGAGGAAGAACGCCGTGCTGACATCGAGTCTATGGCTTTGCATTATGACGAAGAAGAATATGACGATGACTACTCATGTACGTGCGGGCTTGACGTCATTAGAGGAGTCGAAGAAATGGATAATAGATTCTTCTC